TAATTTGTAGTTGTAATTGGACTATTGAAGCTTTCGATGGTACTTGTTAAACGCAATTAGAGACGAATTATGACCGATTAAACTAAAAATGATATTTCATATTATGAAGACAGAGAAGATTGAAAATAACGACCCTAATGAGTTTATAGACCCAATAGGAGACTTAAGAAGAAGCCTGAACCAAGAATTACCTGAAAGGGATAAGTTCCATAAGTTCTATAATCAATTAAAAAACTTACCCGAGTTTTTTGAGATTGCTAAAAAGAGACAAAATAAGTAATGGCACAAACACAAACATTACAGGTTAAAATTGACGCAGCGATAAATGCTGAAGCAACCCTCAAAACCTTAAGGGAGTTAAAACAACTCCAAAAGGAAACTGTTGCGGGTAGTGCTGACTATAAGAAGATACAAGCTCGTATCAACGACATCGGTGATGCTGCTAAAACAGCAAAGGGACAAAGTGAGGATTGGATTGACGCTTTAGCAGGTGCTGGTGGGCCTATCGGTATGTTAGGTCGTGGATTAGATACTGTAACCAGTTCAACTAATAAGTTCGGTCTTGCTCTTAAAGCGACAGGTATTGGACTTATTGTAGGTTTAGTTGGGATGTTAGTAAAAGCTTTTAGTGAGAACGAAAAAGCGATGAAGAAACTTGAACCCATAATGATTGCTTTTGAGCAGATCTTGGGTGGTATATTCGCAGCACTTGAACCTGTATTTGACGCATTCGTTGGTTTAGCGGTTAAAGCTATGCCATTAGTTACCAGTGCTATCAAAGTTGTTTATGTTAGTATCTCAACCTTATTACAATCATTAGGGAAACTTGCGTCTTCAATTAGTAAATTATTTTCAGGTGATTTTAGTGGAGCGTGGGAAGATGCGAAGTCATCAGTTATGGACTTTGGTAAGACCTATACCGAAACAGCCAAGAAGTTTGATGAAGGTGCATCACAAACAACAAAGACACAAAAGAAAAACCTTCAAGAACAATCTGACGCACATAAGAAGTGGTTGGATCAACAAAAGGCAATATACACCGCAGATGAAAAGGCAAGACAAGCCAATTTAGACAAAGCAAAATCGATCGCATTAGATGGTGCTAAAACAGAACAAGAGAAATTAGCGATTGAGAAAAAATATGCTGAAGATACTTATAACTCAAAGAAAAAATTATTAGAGGATCAAGCAAAACTTTATCCTAAAGGATCACAGGAATATAAAGATTTTCAATCTCAATTAACGGCTCTTGATGCTGACTACATCAACAAAAAGACAGAGTTTAGAAATAAAGATCTTGAACTCGCAAAAAAAGCGTTTGATGATGAAGTAAAATCAGCACAAGAAGCAAACAAAAGAAAAATTGATGACCTTACCGCAACATTCAACTTACAAAAAGAAAAGTATGGTGAGAACTCAAAGGAAGCAAGAGCAGCACAAGATGCTATTTTTGAGGCACAGGCTCAAGGATTAGAAAATGAGAAAAAACTTTATGAAAGTAAGAATGAACTTACCAAAGAAGAAAAAGCACGACTTGAAGACATCAAAGTCGCTCAAACAAATCTTACCACAACAGTCCAAATTGAAAATGAGAAGAGGATAAAAAGTGATAGGGATACAATAGCGAAAAGATTAGACGACGAGAAAAAAGCAAGTGATGAGAAGTTTAGTCGTGATATGCAAAACGCTGGTTTGAACTTTGAACTTCAACAACAAATCTTACAGGATAAGTTAAGGGCTGATGAAGAATATTTTGCCGCTCAAGAAGCTCTTTATGCCGGTAATAAAGAAAAGTTAAATGAGATAGATGCGTTAAGATTATCAAGTCAAGCGACCTACGCTCAACAGGAAGAGGAGATAAGACAGAAACAAGTTCAACTAAATATTCAAGCAGCAGACGCAGCTATCAACGCTCTTGGAGCTGAAACCGCAGCGGGTAAGGCAGCTCTTGTTGCAAAATCATTTTTATTAGCCAAGGAACTTGTGTTAGAGGTTAAAAGAACAATTGCTTTCTCAAAATTATCATTAGCCGAGAGTAAAGTTGCTGTCGCTACAGGTGCAGCTAAAACAGCTAAAGTAGGTTTTCCACAAAATATACCTCTATTGATTTTATATGCTGCTCAAGCTGTATCTATCATCAAGACAGTTATTGACGCTACAAAAATGGCTGGTGAAGCAGGTAGTGCTGGTGGTTCAACAGATGTGGGTTCAGTTCCAACAGGGACAGCAGTTCCAAAACCAAGAGGTATGGCTACAGGTGGATTGGTTCAAGGAGTAGGAGGCCCTAAAAGTGATATGATCCCTGCTATGTTGAGTAATGGTGAGAGTGTAATAAACGCTCAATCTACCTCTATGTTTAGACCATTACTATCATCAATCAACGAGATCGGTGGTGGTAGAAGATTTGCTGAAGGTGGATTATCTGTGGGTTCATTCAGTCAAGATCAAACTTTATCACAACTACAAACGATGATGAATACACAACAAGTACCAATCAAAACTTATGTTGTTGCGAGTGATATGTCTAACCAACAAATGATGGATAGAAATATAAAAACTCGTTCAACACTATAAAAGATTGAACTTATTAAATAAATTGATATTTATTAGTATATGACCCCTAAAATTATTGAGCTTATTATTCAGGACGGAGATGAAGAAGCGGGTTTAGATGGTATTGCGTTGGTAGAGATGCCAGCACACGAAGCAAACTTTGAGTATTTCAATCAAGAACAAGAAACACCTTGTGAGGACGGCAAATGTTCTCACTATATTCTTGCTGATGAGAAAATACCTCAAGTAATCCAAATGTTCCACGCTTACGGAGAACCACAAGGATTTCTTGAAAAAGAAGGTTGGGAAATAACTGCGGTAAAACCAGTTGGAAAACAAGAGTTCCAAATAATCTCTAATCCCAATATACCATCAGCACAAGACACTCCTGATGTAAGATTTAGATATAAATATGTAGGCCCTAAAGATGACTTAAATAGAACATTCTGTGCTGAAATGATGGATGCTCGTAGAGTATTCCGTATTGAAGACATTATGGAAATGAGTAATCGTTCTGTAAATGAAGTAGGGCCTGATGGATACGATATATTCACTTGGAGGGGTTCGTATAACTGCCGTCATAGATGGGTACAACTTATGTATCAAAGAACAGGTAGAATCGTAAATAACGATGGAGTTGATACAGGAGTAGAAGATGAGGATAATATGCCAGGGCCAGACACAAGAACAACAGCAACTATTGAAGCAGGAAATACTCCACCAAGAGTAGGTTTCTCATCATCAAATCCTGATGTAAGTGCTTTAAGTCCTTATGTGGATCAAATCAAGAAACCAGTAAAGAAACCTGTATTAGCATCATTACCTCTTTTTGAGAAACAAGAAGACGCTGAAGCAATCGCTATGTTAATTGGTTGTGAAGGATCACACGAACATTCTTACGGAGACAAGAAATTATTTATGCCTTGTAAGGCTCATCCTAAAGAAGATACTGACTATATTACCGATGGTGAAACTGACCCTGATGATGTTGGTGGAAGTGATAATCCTATGGATAATTTTGGTTTGGAAGATGCTTGTTGGGAAGGATACGAACCAATAGGTCTCAAAGATGATGGTTCTCCTAATTGTGTTCCTTTGAAAGCTGCTATGGAAATGATGAAAGAGGAGTTCCAATCTTACGATGACTATCCTTCATCAGTTAAAGGTAATGCTTGTAAAGCCATCAAGTGGAAAGAAGAACACGGAGACGAAGTTAAAGGTATGACCCAAGTAGGTTGGATTAGAGCCAATCAATTATGTAAGGGTGAGAAGATAAGTGAAGAAACAATTGCCAGAATGTCGGGTTTCCAAAGACATAAAAAGAATAGCGAAGTAGCACCTGAATACAAGGATACGCCTTGGAAAGACAAGGGTTATGTAGCTTGGTTAGGATGGGGTGGTACGACAGGAATAAATTGGGCTTCAGACAAATTAAAGTCCATTAGAAACGAGATGAGTTTTTCTGTGTTTTCTATGGAAGAGAAAATGGTTGTAGGCCCTGCTATGATCCCTGATAAAATGATTATCAGGAGGAATGAAATAACTGGTGAAGTATATTATGTATATTTTACCGAACAAACAATTAAGAAACTTCAACAGAAGTTTATGTTGGAAAAGTTATTAGACAAAACAAATGTAGAACACGGACGCAAGTTCCTTAATGGTGTATCTGTAGTTGAAAGTTGGATTGTTGATGATCCACAATACGATAAACAACAAGTATTCGGTATGAATTATCCAAAGGGAACTTGGATGGTAAGTATAAAGATAGAAGACGATACTATTTGGAAAAAAGTTAAAGATGGTAAATTAAATGGATTTTCAGTTCAAGGTTATTTTCTTGAGAAAGCAAAGTTCAATAAAGACAATATCGAAACACTTGAAAAAATCAAAGACATACTAAAACAAACGCTATGAATTACCAAGATGCTATAAAAAAAATCAATAAACTACTTGGCTTGTATAAGTTCAATTCCTATAAAATCAAAGAAAATGGTAATGAGATCATTACTGAAGGTGATTTAGCGGTAGGGGAGCCTATTTATATTATCAATAAAGACGGACAAATTCCAGCACCAGATGGTGAATTTGAACTTGACGATACAACCAAAATAACAATCAAGGACGGAGTAGTCCAAAAAATAAATTACGACAATATGGAACAAAAACAAAACTTCGTAGAAGCGATGCTAAAAGATGGCACAGTAGTAAAATCCCCAACATTTGATGTCGGTGAAGAAGTTAAAATTGTTAGTCCTGATGGAGCAGAACAACCAGCACCCGATGGCGAGCATGAGTTAAAACTCAAAGACACAGAAGGTAAGGAAGTGCTAATCAAGATTATCACTAAAGACGGAAAAATCACAGAAAGAGAAAATGTTGAACTTTCAGAACCAGATATGGAAGAAGTTGAAGAAGAGATGGGAATGACTACACCAGGTCTATCTCAAGGAAACGACAATATGGAAGGTTTCAAAAAGGAAATTATGGCTGTGTTAGGCGAGATCAAAGACAAAATTGATGCCGTTGTAGCAGACCAAGAAGAAATGAAAAAGAAGGTATCCAAATTCGCTAAAGAACCAGCGGGAGAACCTTTGAGAGTTGGCAAAAACCAAATCCAAACTGAATTAAACCAAGCGAAAGATGATTACATCTCTCAATTAGTTAGTATCAGACAAGGTTCTAAAAAATAAATTAAAAATAAAAACAAAAATTAAAAGTTATGGCAAACAAAAAATACGACTTTAATTTTAACTTGAGTTCGCTATCAACCTATACGGATGAAGTGGGTGGTGAGTTAATTAGACGTGCAATTTTGGAAAGTGAAACGATTAAGCTAATTAAGGTTCAACCAGGGGTGAAGGGGAGCCAAGCGATCAATCTGTTAAACTCAAATCTTGAAGTTCAAGATGGAACTTGTGGATGGTCTCCATCAGGTTCAACAATTTATACTCAACGCGATATTACCGTGTGCCAGTATAAGATAAACGAAACATTATGTCCTGCGGACTTAAACAATTATTGGTTAGGTCAGTTATTGACTCCTGGCTCAACTCCAGAAACAGTGCCCTTCGAGGCCCAGATTTCAGAGCTTAAGGTGGCACAGATTTCTCAATATGTGGAAAACCAGATTTGGGGTGCTTCTTCAGCTACAACTTGTTTCTCTGGATTCAAGCAATTAGTTAGAGGAGTAAGTGGTACAACTGCTGATACTCAAACAGTAACTGGTGGTATCGTAGTACCAGGTCAATCACCAATCGCTTCAACTACAGCATTATCTCAAGTAGATAACCTTATTGAGGCAATCCCTGATGATGTTGTAAATAGAACTGACTGGGTTGTGTTTATGTCTCATGCGAATTATCGTAAGTACCTTATCAATTACAGAACGGCGAATTATTACCACTTCAATCCTGAAGGGTCTTATGAAGAGTTCAAGACATTCCATCCAGCAACGAACATTTTAGTTCATCCAGTAGGAGGTTTATTAAACTCTAACCTTATTATGTTAGCTCCGGCCGGCTATTTAGTGGCAGGAGTCGATCTAATGAGCGATATGGATAATCTTAAGATGTTCTACTCTGTAGATTTCGACGAAGTAAGATTAAGAAGTAATTTCAAAATCGGGGTTCAAATAGCTTGGCCTAATTTTGTAATCACAAATGGTTTAACATAAATAAACGGACTTGAAAAGTCAAAAAATTAAAAAACAAAAGTTATGAGTTTTTCATCTTGTTTTACAAGTAGTTCTATATGTAAAGGTTGTAGAGATGCTGTCGGTGGTATTAAAACCGCTTATGTTGTTGCTGGTTGTGTAACTGGCATCACACAAAATGCAGATCAAGAAATCCTTACAGTAGGTGCTTTAAGTGGAACTGTATATCAGTTCCAAGTTGAAAAGAATACATCTAACTTTGTTGAGACAATCCAAGCGAGTTTAGAAAATGGTACTGTGGTGTATAATCAAGTTGTTAATTTAGTATTCCTAAAATTACAACAATCTACAAGAAACCAAATTAAACTCTTGGCTCAAAATACCAACTTAAAGGTATTTGTTGAGACAAATGAAGGTGATATATTCTATTTGGGAGAGGACTTCGGTCTTGCTCTTCAAACAGGTACAGCTGAAACTGGTACTGCTTTCGCAGACAGATACGGATACACGGTAGTCCTTGAAGGATTTGAGAAAGAACCAGCTAAATTATTAGCAGGGTCTCTATCATCTACTTTAGTAGGATTATCTTTATCAAGTTGTCCTTGTTAAAAATAATAATAAGGGGGAGTTCGTCTCCCCTTTATTTTAGCCACTCAAAAAATTATGGGTAAAAATATAGACAAAAGATTATGGGGTGTTTTAGGGAAACAACAAACCTATTTCTCACCACAAAAACAAGTTGAAGGAAAAACTAAAACTCCTTTGAACGCTAATGCGTTTGATAGTTGGGATGCAAAGAGATCAAGATTCAAGAGAATTGATGGTTATGATATTGGTGATGCCGTACAACAGGGGGGAGTTGTTCCACAAGTTTCATCTACACCTATTATTACCACTCCCACTCCAACTCCAAGTATTACTCCTTCTTCAACTCCAGAGATTGATTGTATATGGAATTTAACAGATGAGAATTGGGAGAACAATAGTAATGATTGGAATGTATGTGCTCCTGTTCTTACACCAACTATGACCCAAACAAATACACAAACACAAACTATCACTCCAACTCCGTCTATCACACCAACGATGACGAACACGCCAACTAATACAAACACGCCAACTAATACAAACACGCCAACAACTACTACAACGAGCACACCTACACCATCAGCACCATCATTCAATCCATTAACTCTTAATCCGATGATTTGGATTGATTTTAACGATACTTCTACTTTAAGCTTAAGGTCAGGTCAATTCGTTCAATCGGTATCAAATAAGGGTAACTGGACTTCATTTACAGGGTTCTCACAAACAACAGCAGCTATTCAACCAAGTTGGTCTGCTTCAACGATGGGAACAGGTATGAGTGCGGTTACAATATCAAATGACTTTTTACAAGCACCGAGTAACCTAACAGGTTCAAGTTGGAATACATTTGCTGTTATGAAATATGCTGGAACTAATCCATTTGGTTTGATTTCAATAAATGGAGGAGGTGGAAGAGCGTGGAGTAATTTATATCCTGAAAGGAATAACTCAAGATATGCTAACTATCGTATTGATACAGCAGGATTTGAATATAGAGCTAACTTTACAGGATTTACAGGATTTAATACTACTCACATAGCACAGGGTTATATGAGTAATTCAGCGACCACAATTGTTGATTATATGACTGTAAATAATTCAGGATTGACTGAAACTATTACAAGTAATAGTGTTCCAAGCACAGGATTTCCTGGTTCAATAACATCACCTGTATTTAGAATTATAAATGTTGATGAGTTCCAAACACCAATATCTGGTGAAATAGGTGAGATTTATATGTTTGATAAAGAACTTACATCAACACAACAAACAAACCTAATAAACTTCTTGAAAACTAAATGGGGAATA